TCCAGTGAATATAACATAGGGATAAGCAAAGCGGTTGCGACATCAGTAAAAGTATTTTCTTTTCAAGACGGCCATTCGCAAGGTCACGGGTCTGGAAATCTTCTACATATTGGAAACCACTTGTTTATTCTGACAGCAAGTCATGTTATCGATGATTCTAGTGATATAGTTATAAGAGAGAAGAACGGGAATATGTTAACAGCAGACGTTGTATACCAGAACCAGTACACTGACATTGCAATTTTATTACCCTATGGAACATTCACTGATACAAAGTCAGCGAGTTATGTGGTCAACAAAGAACATGATATACTAGCCAAAAAACTGTACTACTATGGTTATCCTCAAAACATTGATGGGTTCTTAGTCACCGGCTTTGTTAGTCAATCAAGTTATGATAAAATCCTTATGCAATCTTATGCTTGGTTCGGTTCTTCCGGCTCTGTGGTGTATGATAGCGCCGGAAGAGTGGTGGGAATTGTACATGCAATAGCAATGCAACTAAACCCAGCAACAGGGTATGCAACAACCTCAGAGAATATCGTCGTTGTACACAGAACATATGATCTAGGTAGAAAAAAAATTAGGGAGCGTTTAGTTGATGCAAAAGCTAAAAATAGGCACCCTAATTAGCGACAACAATAAGTTGGGCGTTATCACAAAGGTAATCGAAGTCGGAACTTTGAACACCAAGATTGATCTTATAAGGTGGCGAGCTAACTACGAAGTGCATTACACCGATGGTGTCGTTTCTATCTTGGGATGCACCACTATGGAGAGACTGATAAAGGAAGGGAAGATCACAATCGTTTTTTGCCCTACTACCCCCCTACCCCCCTCCTCTTCTTCTGAAGATATTCTTCGCGAGAGCATAAGCCTACATGACACAGAAGAAAAAAAGAATAAAGGCAGGAGGAAGAGTTGTGGAGCCCAAAAACCAAAAAAAGACCAATAGTCTCATAAACACTGATTGGTCTAAACAGCAAAAGATGCTTTACTTTCTTTGGTTAGATGATCAAGTTATGACCTATTGGTCTTTGTATTTAGATATGAAATGTGATCTCCCAACTCATGATTTCTGGACAAAGGAAGATATGGAAAAGCTTGATGGATATCTTCAAACGATTGAATACTTTGAGAGATACCAAGGTGAGTTGATACTAGAATATACATATGAAGAGATCGATGAGTTTGTAAGAAGTAATCCTGATATATGCAAAAACTTTACTTTTTTTCGCTTTTTCTCTTGACAAAACAAACATATTGTGTTATATTATCTTTATAAGAAAATGTTGCAACGAGTGAAATTTTACAATTTTGCCAAAAAATATTTAATTGACATTTCGATGGAGGAAATATGAAAATACTTGACATTTCGATAGGGTCTTTAGTTACCCATAAAAACCACAATCTTGGGATTGGGGTTGTCACTGAGATAAGAACTGACATTCCAACAGGTGCTTACAGATGCCTTTGGGCTAAAGCCCCGTACATGACGCTATTTATCTGTGGTTCATCATTGGTTTCTCTCTCTTGAATTATAAGGAACACATGCGAGAGTTCCAAACGGACGTTTTTTGTCCTTTACATTTTCTCCATCTGTGATATATTATAAACATCATTCAAACAGAGGTGAATATGAAAATAGGCGATTTAGTCTCACAGAGCAATGAACTTTTCATTGTAATAAGTATTGAGAAAACTGGTGCGTTCGGTTGCATGGCAATGGTAAAGAGCGTTACAACAGGAAATATAAGTGGTTTCCCTCCCGAATGGTTAACCAAAATCAAAACGGACAATTTCTGACCTTTACATTTTATTATAGCACGTTATACTATATCTGTCAAATAAATTTAGGAGAAAATATGAAAATAGGTACATTATATAAGGTGATACGTAATGGTCACACCTATCCACAAGTGGGTGACGTGATAGCGTGTTTGAAACAATCGAGTGGTGTAGATATGTATGTTCTTGGTCTTAATCTGAGAACCAACAAGAGACACCATTATCACATAGACAACTTGGAGGTCTTATGCAAGTAGGTGATTTAGTAGAACATATCAGAGGTGACAACTTTGTTGGTATTATCACAGCGATACACATCATGTATGACGATAGCAATTGGGCTAAAGTAATGTGGTGTTATACTAACAGAACAGAGGAACACAAAGAGCGTATGCGTAACTTGAGGGTGGTATCATGAAAATAGGATCAATAGTTAAGTGGAAATATAGNAGAAAAAGAATGTTTATCGTGGTGTCTTTGGAGGATACTCAAGACGATCCCTCTGTAGGTGTAGTAGGTGTAAAGTCAGGAAAGGCTTACGATATGTTTATGTCAGACTTGGAGGTCTTATGCAAGTAGGCTCATTGGTAAGATCAAAATGGATCAACGGACAACACTTTGGTGTACTTATAAGGTGTACATACGACATAGGTTGTCGATACTGGCGAGTCCATTGGACTGGTTCATCTTCCCCAATCACAGAGACACTTGAAGAAGAAGGTGACTTGGAATTACTATGCGAGTAGGAACATTAGTCATACTCAACCCAAATCTATATACGGATATATCTAACAGGATCGGTATTGTTGTGAGGGTGGTCGCAAGTAACCATCGCTACCATATACTTTGGAATGATGGTTCTGAGGCAATACTAGAATACTTTGACTTGGAGGTCTTATGCACATAGGTAATTTAATTAAGGTGAAGGAAAGTTGGTACTTTGTCTATCCTGAATATAAAAAAGTGATAGGTATCGTTACTGACATAACACAACTGCGAAACGCAAGGCGAATAAGGTGGCTACACTCACCCATTGAAGGATATGAATATACAGTTATGCCTGAAGATTGCTTGGAGGTAATATGCGAATAGGAGACTTGATAATGATAGGTGATCGAACCCTTATTGTAGTAGACAGTAAGTGGAGCGACACAAGGAACGAATGGTATTGGGCGATTGCACCCATAGACGATCCAAGTGATGGAACATGGTTACCCGAAGATATTGTTCTCCATGCGTGGAAGGATTATAGATGGTGGACAAAAAATGTCCTCGACAATAATATCAGGAATGGTTATATTGTAAGTAACAAAGGAGGATAGTATGAAAATAGGTGACTTGGTAAGGATAGATCCCTTATGTCCTATTTGTTTGGATCTGAAGATAGATGATCCTGATGAATACGAGAAAGAACTCAAGTGGCTAGGGGTCATAGTGGGTATAATGCCTCCACGAAAAGGCGAAGGTGTCTTATACAGAGTACAGTGGGGACACATGTCCCACCCTACACCCGAATATGGGGATTACTTGGAGGTATTATGCGAATAGGAACATTGATAAAGCACAATGGTTACTTTGGTATCGGTGTTGTTGTAGGGGTTATGGGTAAAGATAGTAAACTCAAAATCTCAGTCCATTGGATGGGTGATAGACAAACAACAGGTTGGATATGGGCTTACGATAACGGCATGGAGGTATTATGCGAATAGGTGATCTGATAAGAATAAAAGAGGAACATGTCGATAATGAAGCATTTGTGGGTCAAGCATGGGATTCATTGTTCACAAGAAACCCTTACCCACCACCTGAGACAGAGTGGATTGGTTTGGTAATGGATTATCTCGTAGATGATGATGGTGATGTCATGGATCATATGATATACATACAATGGACATGGAGTGGGCGTACCGTACTAGAGTACACCGAACACTTGGAGGTAGTAACAAAACGGACATAATCTGTCCTTTACAATATCTGAGAATAAGATATATTATAAACATCAAACAAACGGAGGTTGATATGGACAAAATCATAACATTACAAATAAGACAAAGTGGTGACGACAACATAGTCTATCTATGTAAAACCCACGAAATAGCCGAGAGGATCATCAGAGAGTGGTTCTCTATGTATTGCGAGGATAACCCCTCCCTAGAGGAACTAGAGGACTACCTATGGGAGAAGGACATAGGCTATTGGGAAATTTCAGAGGAGGTGGTAATATGCGAGTAGGAACATTAATAAAACGCAGATGGAATGGCTACATAGGTGTTGTTACACAACAAGGTGTATCGTCTTGTGATCGCTGGCTTATTCACTTTATCAATATGGAGGGATATCGTTGGTGTAGCGAAGGTGAGTTGGAGGTACTATGCAAGTAGGCTCACTAGTAAAAATACGACAATCATTTAGTCAAAAAAAAGTTGGTAAACTGGCTATTATTATAGATAGGTGGTGTCATTGGAACGCAACAATTCAGATAATAGACACTGGAAAGACAGAAGACTTTGATACTAGAAAACTGGAGGTAGTATGCAAATAAAGGTAGGAACATTGGTTATGTGGACAATGCAACATCATATCCTTGACAAGGGTTCTGTCGGTTTAGTCACCTTTGTGTTTGGAAGGGATGGTATTGACGAAGAAGAAGGTACTGTATTCAAAGTTCTTTGGAGCAATGGTGATGTGGTAGGGTACGACTCTGAAGGAATGACTCTCAGAAGTGGTATGCTAAAAGTGGTCAAATTCTGACCTTTACAAATTTACAACAACATATTATATTACATTTACATTCAACAGGAGAACAACATGTTTACATCAATATCAGAAATTAAGCAAGCAAACAGAGATGGTGGGTATCATTTCTTTAGTAAAGACACTATGAAATTCTTTAACTCTAAGACTCACAGAGGTGTCTATGGGGGTCGATATTTCATAACATCAGAGCAACATATCTCTCTTAGAGGGGTTAAGAATGATCGAAAGTACACAATCCGAAAGGCTCACAAGGATGGGGCTATCGACACTGTGGACACCTTTCAGCAGTTTGCAACACTTCAACATGCGAGGGATCATATTAAATATGAGATTCTTAGCGAAGAATATTAAAACGGACATAATTTGTCCTTTACAATATCTGAGAACAAGATATATTATAAACATCAACAACAACGGAGGTTATTATGTTGAGAGATTGCAAACATTGTGAAGATGAGTTCGACTGTCAGAGTGCAGAGAAGAAACGTGTAGGAGGTTACATCAACGAGTGTCCCGATTGTGTCGAGGAACTGGGTACTGAAACCCACGTACGGTACAGGGGGTGTGTGTCGGGTGAGAGTAAGCAAGCATGCATTTCAATCCTAGCCTTTGACTCAGAGTCTGACGCTGACTCTTATCAGAAGAAGTGGGAGGCTAATCGTGGTTGGAACAACCAACGTAAGGGAGGTCTGAATGATATCAAGTTCAAGACCGTTACAGTCAATAATGCTGGAGACAGTAAACGCAAAACAGACCAATAGGAGGTCAAAATGAAAATAGGCGATTTAGTTAGACATGAAGGTCTTTGCGAGGACGTTGGTATCATTGTATTCTTCAGAGATTTTGAATTCGAGGGCTGTTGTTCGGTGTACTTTCCAAGACTTGGCAAGAGAATGACAGTGTTCACGGAAGATTTGGAGGTAGTATGCGTTTAGTAAGAACAGGAACTTTGGTTATGTGGAACGTGGAGGGGTCAATTGACTTCGGTTGCATGGGGTTGGTTGTCTATAGTCATTACAAGAAGTACGAAGATGGCGACTTGTTTCACTATTTTAATGTACAATGGACAGACGATAGTCTTGTAGAGTACGACCACGAGGAGATTGAACGAGATAAAATAAAAGTGGTCAAATTCTGACCGTTTTTGGATTTGACAAACAGCAACAAACAGATTATACTATAAACATCAAACAAAGGAAACAACATGCTAGAACACTTATTAAACTGTCACGGTGAGTGGACATGTCTTCTATCTTTGATAGACTCATTCCCCATGCTACGATATTATCTAAACGGACATAATTTGTCCTTTACAAAAACCCATAACGAATTATATTATAAACATCAAACAAAGGAAACAACATGAGAATACTTAATTGGACAGACGCATTTAATGAAGGCATAGGCTTTATCAAAAAAGTATGGATAGGCATGTATCGGGAGGAGGGAGAATGGACTGGCACATTAGAGGATTTCTATCCATCATTGGCTATAGCGAACTTTAGTCAGCAAATGTTAGAGTCATACCTCAGAGAGGCAGTAGAGGGGAGAGCATATCTCCCCAAAGGTCTGAGT